TCTTCGTGTGCTGCAGTCATATATTTAACTTCAACTACACCTTTAGCTAACTCTGAATCTTTAGGGTACAATAGACCTTTGGACGGTAACTCTACTGTTTCAGTAGGGATTTTAAATTCACTCATATACTTTATTTTGTTTATAACTTTATTTGTCGGATATACATATATTAAATTGGTGCGACAGTCTCAGAATTCATACTGAAATTAACAACACCTTCTACTTTACGTATTTGTGCTGCTATGTCGTCCATTTTGTCGCGGTTGAATCCACCAGATTTCATGAATGGGTATCCGTCTACTTTTACGGTTAGTATGGCTTTGAAATTACGTTTGTCTTGCTCGTTGTACGGCAATAGTTCCTTTTCAGATACAATGGTGATACCGGTGATTGCGCGGATGTCGGACAATATTTCTTTTTGTGGACGTAACTCTAAGTTGGTAACTAATCCACCAGACATTTTGTATTTGTCTTGGTAGTCCTCGCTTAGTATGCGTTTGATTTCCTCGCGGATGATTGATTTGATAGGGTGGTTTTTCATATTGTGATATATGGTATAAATATACAATGGGTGTGGTAGGTAGGCAAGGGAAGTTAATAAGTTTTAACCCACCTGTATGTACCTGAATTATGTAGTCGGTATAGTCCCATTTGGTGGGTAATTTCAAATTCGGTTAATTTTGGGTCGTATCCCATTTTGATTAGCTCGGATTTCCTATATGCGTACCTGTTGCGTAGTGTGGATGTTTTGTTTTCATAGTACATATACGATATGTTGGTGAATGAACCGTCTTGAAAGTTTAACGACTTGTACAAATTACCACTGGAATAGTCATTGTCTGAATAGCTCACTAGGTATTGCGGTATATATGTTTTTTCAAAGTGTTTAAGTAGTCTGGATGCTCCACCAACTATATTTGTGTGGAGTAAGGTGCAATATCTTACTAGTTCATATTTACCACACGTTTGTTTATTTCCTAAATTTACTCGCAGCTTACTGAATCCCATGCATGCTACTAATTGTCCATCGTGGTATAGTCCAAGTTTAATTTGTGTGGGTGAATGTCCTTGTATATGGTTTAACGTGCAAAATTCTTTGTATTCTCGGCTAGATACAGATTGTATAGTGCATTTACGTGCAAATATTTTGTTTGGGGTTAAGTTCAGTTTGTTTAGTAGCATGGACTTAACTATTTTTTGTTTGATTGGGTTGGTCCACTGGTGTTCCCAAATGTGGAATATTTTAATACCATGACCAGAATAAAAATCAGATTTTTGTTTGTGGAAGTCTGGTGTTTTAAATAGGTGTGAATGCCAGTAACACCCATTCACCTCCAGCCCTAAATTGAATTCGGGTAAAAATATATCTATTTCCTTCCTACCCATAGTGTGTCTAGGTATGATTTTGGTGGTGGAGTGTGACGATATGAAGTCAATTAATTCGTATTCGTACGACGATGAATAGTTTAAATGATCTGACGCGCATTGAGTACATCCGCAACCTTGTAAATGGTCACCAATGGTTTGCTCAAATTCACCATGTACAGGGCAAATGATTGTGGTTTTACTGAATCTACCATTGTATGTGGATTTAGAGTAATCGTATTTGTTGTCGTGTATTAGTGGCGCCTTCTTTATGAATTCACGGAAATATTTGTGGTTTTGGTCAGTTTTGGAACAATGGGGACAACCATAACCCTGCAAATGATATGCTGGTTTGGTAATAAAATCACCATGTTTTTTGCAGGTGATTACTATATCCACTGTGTTACTGACATACTGGGTTTTATTGTATGTGTATTTGTTTGGGTGGGCTAATTGTGCTTTTGATATGAATTCGGATGTGGTGGAACGTTTAACACATTTGGGGCATCCACTACCGTTCAAATGAATAAATATGGTTTGTTTAAATGTGTGGTTGTTGGTACAGGTAATGTTGATTTTTTCCCGTCCGTTCACATATTCAAAGTCAGCATATGTGTATTTGTCGCCGTGTATTTCTTTAAATCTATCCAGCACCGTCTGCTTGTCTAAACGTATATTTGTTTTGGCGCATGATGGACACCCACGCTGTGCCGATATATGCTCTTCAGGTGTTAACTGGAAGTCACCATGTTCATGACACGTTATGGTAATGGGGGTGGAGTTGTTGGTATATACTGAATTATTGTATGTGTATTTGTTTGGATGGATTATTTGTGACTTGTATATAAAACCATCCAAGTTCGATACATTACCACCCAGTGTTTCTCGCCGGCATTTGGAGCATAACGGTAAATTATTTTTGAATAGTTTGTATGGTATGAATTTAAATTCACCATGTGTGGGGCACACTATGGTAATGGCATTGTTTGAATTTGTGTATGTTACTTTGGTTAAATCATAATTGTACGACCCATAGTGTTCTTGCAACTTGTTTAGTATATATTCTTGTGTATGTGGTTTCATGTGGGTGTTTTTGAGGTAAAATTATATGCAATATACAAAAAATCCCTTGGGTAGCCAAGGGATAATTGGAAGTATATTTAAAAGTTTAATACACAGTAATCAGGGCGAATTGTCATTTTGATGTTTACTGCAACTCCGTCGTCATCGTAGCTATAGTCGCCAAAATTAACGTTGGTTGGAAATGCACCTTTCACAACCCATTCCGATACGATATCACCTACTGGTCCAAGTACGTTGAATGTCAAGTCTTTCTTGTAGAAATCAGAGTAACCATCTCTACCCGTTACTGACTCGTGACCTAAACGGATCCATTCCATTACCGCTTGTGCACCCGATGGAGTGATTGATTCATATAGAGTTAAATCAATTGTGTTCCATTTAGTTTTACCTTTGATGAAACGTTGAACGTTAATGTGGTTTAATTCCACTGGTGTTTGGTCTAATGATATTGCAGATACCCCTTTTACTAGGTAAGCAGGTATACCGTCAATGTACATTACGAAACGATTTGACTGCTTCGCCTCAAAAGCGGTATAAAAGATCTCACTTGAATTTAATATTGGCATGTTTTGTAAGTTTTAATTTTGTTTTACTTGTTGATAATACATATATGGAATTATAGAAAGGTAACATTTTTTTTCATCCTTATTTATATTCCCATTTAAATCCATATGCTGTTTTGGTTGTGTTGTTTAAACAACAACGTATATTGGATACTTTAAATTTAACATTACTATCGGCAGCGTGTTGTACGCTTTTAAATTCTTGAATTATGTTGTTTTGTTTATCTAATTGTATTATGGGTTTGTATTTTTTATCGAGGAATGACTGTGGTTGTTTTTTACCTATTTTTCCTTGCCTTATGTTTTCACAATGTTCTGGGGTTAATTTTATCCCGGATTTTAGTTGGCTTATTATTTCACCAAATCCCTCAGGTTTAGGTTTTCCTAGATTGGCTTTTCTCAGTTTTTCCTTTCTTTCTGAGTTTTGGGAAATTTTGTCTTTAGTTTCTTGGGATAATTTTTTCCCGGTATGGGACTCAGACATCTTTTTGACTACTTGATCATATTTTTCGGGATTTAAATCTTTATTATACCATCCTGAAGTTTGGCTTCTTATATTGTAAAATGAATTTGATTTAACTGCATCAAAAAAGTTAATCCAATATTCCTCACGTTCACCCAAATTATCTTTAGTACAATATTCTAAAATATCTTTTTTAAAATTATCTCTACCGTACTTTTTAATATCTTTTAAAAGCAAAGCTCCAGAACCCAAATATTCAGGATTATTATGGGAATCTTTTCCTATGTATTTCTTCCCATTTATTAAATTTTTTGTAATGTATATAACCATAAAAATGCCCTTTTGTTTTATTATAAATATTACAAAAGGGCATAAAATTTAATCTTTTACCTAAAGAAGCTAAATCAAGTTAATCATTTAACTGAATTCAGCTCCAGTTGGTAATACTATGAAATCAAGTGAAATAAATTCTGCTGTTTTAGTTGGTTGTATGTAAATTTGTCCTACTAATTGGTTTCTGTCGATAACATCTGGGCCGTTATTAGTGTCATCCATTACGATACGGAATGCGTACAAACCTTGTTTTTGTTGGATGTTTTCTAAGTATGGGTTAACACGGGACAAGAACAATGAACGTGTACGTTCTGTGTTTTGTTCGAATACGATGTTGTCTGCTAATTGACCGATATATCCTTTCAACTCGATTAATAAACGTCTAACGTTTACTCTGTCTAGTGCTGATGTACCTTTTTGTAGCGTTTTTTGTCCATAAATTACTACACCAACTTTCGGCATTGTTGCTAATGGGTTAACGTTAGCTAAGTATAATTCGTCTTTTTGTGCTTGAGACAATTTGTATTGAGCGCGAGATACGTTGTTTAAACCACCTCTGTTGATACCCGCTGGTGCGAACCAAGGAGCAGCAATTTTGTCGTTGTTTGCGTATACACCTGGTATTAATGTAGATGCAGGAACCCAAACGTATTTTCCAGTTGCTGGGTCGATCATGTTACACCATGGCCAGTAAGTAGTTGCGTATGAGTTATCGCGTGTCTGTGCTTGAGCGACTGCTTCACCGACTGTTGAATTGTAGTCAGTTAAATCAACGATATATAAATTGTCTCCACGGTTTTGTGTGTTGGTGATAATTGTAGATATTGTTGATGTGTGTAAGTCGTTAGTTAAACCTGGTGTAGTTAATATGTTGAATCTATATTCGTCTTTGTTTGACAATAGATTAATCATGTTTGTATAGTTGTCTGCAACTAAACCTTGTGTATTTGATGAGTTAATTGCATCGTAGAAATTAGCACCTCCTTTAATAGTACCCGTAGCACCACCAAATACACCCAATTGTGCTGCTGGTAATTTTGCTGCGTATCCTGTTTTTGGTTGGCCGTTTGTATCTAAATAGTCAGGTGTTGTTACGTTAACTGCAGCTACACGAATGTATTTTGATGAGTTAGGGTAAGAACCACTGAATTCCATTTGCAATGTTGATGGATTGTAGTTTAATTTAGTATCGCCAATTACACGTGCAATGTAGTTTGGTGATTTCGGATCTAAATTTACACCGTTAAATGCTTCAAGTACCACTTTCTTGTTTGTCGTGTCGTTACCTTGACGAACAATTACATTAAATGTACCTGATGCTGTGTTTGGTGATGAAATTTCAAATCGAATATTGTCTGCTGTGCCTAAAGTTAAGCTACCAGATACGCCTAATGTTGCGTTGTTTTGGTCTGCGCCTTCACTTAGTGTTTCAAGTACGAATGCATTAGCACCAGCATAGGATGAACTAGCGTATCCTTCAGTGTTTAATGTAGCAGAACCTGTTGCAACAATAGAAGATGTAGCTTCAGAATATGAACCAGATACAACACGAGCAACTAGTAATGATTGACCACCGTAGTTAAAGTAATTATATGCAGCAATTGACGTGAAATAAGAATAAACATCACTTCCACTAGTGATGATGTCACCGAATACGTTTTTGTATTCTGAATAAGATGTAACTACAGTTGGAACCTCAACTGGTCCTTTAACTGTTGGGCCAATGATAGCGGCACCAACTTGGATAGGCTGACCTGATAGATATGAATTATCTATCTCGTTTAATGTTACTCCTGGAGATATTGTAAAGTTTCCCATTGTTTGATTTTGATTATAAATATATTGTTAATTATGCAAATTCGAATTGATATACTAAATTGTTACCCCAGTTGGTAGGATATTGAATTCCAGTAATATGAACTCAGATGTTTTAGTTGGCTGGATATAAATTTGTCCTACTAATTGGTTGTTGTCTATTACGGTTGGTGTGTTGTTCGTATCGTCCATTACTACATTAAAGTCGTACAGACCTTGTTGTTGTTGTATGGTAGATAAATATGGATTTACTTGTGCCAAGAATTCATTACGTGTACTTGCTGTATTTTGTTCAAATACTAATGATTGTGCAACTTGACCAATGTAGTTATTTAATTCGATTAATAAACGTCTAACGTTTACACGATCCAATGCGGTATTTTTCTTTTGTAGCGTTTTCTGACCATATACAACTACACCATATCCTGGTAGTGTTGCTAATGGGTTTACGTTTGCTTCGTATAGCGCGTCTCTCCCGCTTTGTGTTACTACGCGTTCAACACGAGTTACGTTAGTTACAACACCTCTGTTAGTACCAGCTGGTGCTATCCATGGGTACGAAACTCTGTCACTAGCCATATATACACCTGGTATTAATGTGGATGCAGGAACCCATACGTTTTGCCCAGTTGCTGGATCAATTGTTTGAGCCCAAGGCCAATATGTTGCTACGAATGATGTATCAAAATTAGCGGCTGCGTTAACTGTAGTGGTTAAATTTTGACCATATTCAACTACATCAACTATAGCCATTGTATCGCCACGTTCAGTAACCATAGGTATCAATTCAGTGTTGATAACGTTGTAGTGGTTAGTGAATGAATTATGTCCAATTAAACCTGGAACGGTAATGAAATTGAATCGGTATGAATCTTTATTTGCTAATAATGCGATTGATTGTGTATATGCTGATGCTGGTAAACCTTGTGTATTTGTATCGCTAATTGCCTCGTAGTATTTGGCTGCGGTTCCAGTTGGTATATTTTTACCTGTTGCACCACCGAATGATCCACTAGCTAAAGTAGGGATGGAACTAGTGTATTGTGGTTTTGCTAAACCGTTGTTGTCTAAATAGTTTGGTGTAGGTGTAAGTACTTGTTTAACACGAACATATTTTGAATTGTTTAAGTAACTACCAGTTAATTCAAGGTAATATTCACCGTTGTCTTCAGATACGTTTTCGGTAGTGTTACCAACGATTTTCTCAATGTAGTTTGGTGAGAATGGATCTAGCGATAGGTTGTTGTATGCCTCAAGTATAGATGGGTTTGATGCGGAATCGTTCCCTTTTCTGATTAGTAGCGAGAATGTACCTGATGCCGTGTTTGGTGATGCGATTTGCCATCTGTAGTTATCGGCAGATCCGCTTATTAGTGAACCACTGATTTCAGCACTAACACTGTTCATGATTTCGCCTTCGGATAATGTTTCTAACACGAATGCTGTTTGAATAGATGCTGTAGCAGGTGTGAATGAGCCACTTACAACGCGAGTAACTAGAAGTGAACTACCTCCGTTGTTAAAGTAATTATACGCTGAAATTGACGTTAAGTATGAATATGTTTGAGATCCACTTACTAATGTATCTCCAAATTTATTTTGATATTCACTATATGTAGTTACTACGGTTGGGATACCTACAGGTCCTTTAACTGTTGGTCCGATGATGGCTGCTCCCGCTTGTATTGGTTGGGATGTTACTGCAGAATTATCGTTTACGTTAATGGCTACCCCTGGTGATACAATAGTTGTTGGCATGTTTGGTTATGGTTTAATTTTAATTATAAATATGTGAATATTTAATTATATGTTAAGTTAATGGGAATATCTCGCCAGTTTCCGGGTTGAGGTTTACTTGACCATATTTTTCGTATAGCGTTTGGTTGAATTCGGCTTCGCGTTTGCTTAACTCGGTTAATTGAATTTTAGCGGATGCGTGTCTTTCGTCTAATTGAATTCGCATTAACTCAATTTCCCCCAGTTCAAGAACCAGGGATCGAGTTTGTTTTTGTATATCTCTAAGTGATTGTAATTCGTCAGTGGATATAACTGAATTGGTTGTAACTGTTTCCATGTGTGGTTTTTAGATATAAATATATTGCTGGGTTATGTAAGTTGTGTTTTCTTCCAGGTACCACCAATGAATACATAAAGGTAACAAGTACCACTAATGTTTACAGGTACCATTTCACCTTCCACACCAGGGGATGAAGGAGCGGAGGTAAGTGGGTCTATGGTTAATGTACCGTCAACATGTAGTTGGGTTTGTGGGTTTGATTTATTAATACCCACATATCCTCTATTACTACCTGAACCTTGTATGTGGATATCTGGTGTTCCTCCCGGGGATGCATTTTGCCCAGCATAAAGGCGGATATAGCTTGGTTTTCCAAGAGCATATTGACTAATAATATTAAATCCGTATGTATCAGATGATGCATATATGAATGCATCTCCATAATAACCATACCCCTGATATACGGGGCCGCTATTGTACCCTCTAACACCGTATGATAGGGTACCAATGTTTGATGAGACATCAACAGGTGCAGATACATCTATGCGCAATAAGTCCGTTGATGAGCCTGAAAGTACAAGGGCACTTCCTGCAGGGTTATCGGTGCCCGTATCTATATGTGTAAAGTAACTGGTTGCGCCGACTACTGTTAATTTACCCAATGGGGTAGATGTATTAATACCAACATTGTTGTCTGATGTTACTATAAATGCATCTTTTCGGTTAGAATCATCTCCACCACCACCAACAATAAATCGGGATGTTGTGTTTCCATGTTTGTTGAATGATCCTACTACTGTTTGATGTGAACCGGATGCTACAGTTCCCTTTCCCTCAGCGTGGGAATGCAGACCAAAGGCAATTGTATCCCAACCTTCAGCATGTGAATAATCACCAATAGCCTGTGTTCCTCTCCCCTCAGCATGTGAATAAGTACCACTTGATGTGGTTTGGTAACCTTCAGCATGTGAATAATTACCTTTTGCCAAAGTTAATCCACCTTCTGCATGTGAACCTAAACCAAATGATACATTGCTTGTACCTTCAGCATGTGAATAGTCACCCCGAGCAATTGTACTATATCCTTCGGCATGAGAATAACTACCACTAGTTATAGTTTGGTAACCTTCAGCATGGGATGATTCACCTAGTGATATTGAGCCGGTACCCTCAGCATGGGAATTGTATCCCATGGCTGTTGTTAATTTTCCCTCAGCATGGGAATAATTACCAATTGTTGTTGTGCCATCACCTTCAGCATGTGAATAATTACCACTAGATGTAGTTTGATTACCTTCAGCGTGTGAACTAGTTCCAAATGATAGTGTATTTGTGCCTTCAGCATGTGAATATTTTCCACTTGCTGTAGTTTGGTTACCTTCAGCATGAGATGCTTCATTACTTGCTAATGTGGAATATCCTTCAGCATGTGAATAGAAAGCAGTTGTGGTTGTATCTCTACCTTCAGCATGGGAACCATCACCACTGGATGTAGTGTATATTCCTTCAGCATGCGATTGTTTGCCACTTGCTAAGGTTTGGTATCCTTCAGCGTGTGAACCAGTTCCAGAGGCTAATGTTCGTACACCTTCTGCGTGTGAACCGGGACCAGATGCTTTACCGCCGTAATAGTCATAATATTGAGTATTACCAACTGTGTATAAATAACCACCCTCGGCGTGTGAATAAGCACCACTAGCTGTGGATAGGAAACCTTCAACATGTGAGCCGGTTCCTGATGCTATTGTTCGTACACCTTCGGCATGTGAACCTTGACCTGATGCTATTCCACCATTCCAATATGTATTACCATCAAAATATCCACCTTCAGCGTGTGAGCCAAATCCACTAGCTGTTGAATATGTACCTTCAGCGTGTGAAAAGTGACCTTTTGATAGTGTTTCTCTACCTTCAGCGTGTGAATATGCACCACTTGCCAATGTAAGATAACCTTCGGCATGTGAATAATTACCACTAGCTGTAGTTTGGTAACCTTCAGCATGTGACTTTAAACCGGTTGCTTTAGTATTTTCACCTTGTGCAAATGATCCGCTAAATACAACCACACTGCTATCTGGTATAGATAATGTACGTGTAGTTGATGATGGTACAGATAAATTTGAATTACCAATGTTTGTATCAGCACCCCCTAATGCAGATGATGCAGTATAGAATAATTGTCCAGTTGTTGGGTTAATGGTTAGTAGGTTGGTTTGTGCAGTATCGGTTAATGTTTTAATGTACGTACTACCGGATAAAATTGTAGAACCAGTAACTTGAAATGAACCTGACACGTTAATGTCGTATGCCACCTCACCAGTAAATGCATCTACTGATTGTGATACGTGGTATGGTCTCACTATGTTTAGTGAGACTATATCCTGTTTGTCGAGTCGTTTTGCCATGTTTATATATATGTTTTTTAAATACTACGAATGATTGTTTTAACTGTCCATCCGT